GAATTCATCTTAGGAATATCTTCCTTATCAGCTGCAATGTCTTCCAGGATTTCTGGTGATATCTCATTTATCGTTAGAACGCAATAAGAATTTTTAGGCCCTTCGATTACTTCACGATCAGAATACTTACCGATAATTAAATGGTATGCGTCTGTCTCTCCGCTTTCTTTATCTAGATTAAAGAAATAATGGTAGATATCGGATTCCTTTTTCATTAAGAATGGAGAAGTACCGAATCCGTCGCTCTCGTTCATATGAAAACTAAAATCGCTAAATTTGGTTACGAATTTATTCATTTCTGTTTATTTATTTTTCTTTTCTAGGTCTTCCACTTCCAAGCTCTCTGAAATACCTCTTCCTTTCTTAGAAGAAACCATTTGCTGATAGAAAGAAGATACTGACTGAGGAACTGATTTCTTAAATGCTAAAAAGTCCTCGTTATCTAAGTATCCTCTTATTTCACTCCCGCTATTTTTTCTTGGGGTTTCTACTAATTCTATAGATTCAGGGAAGTCTGATCCTAATTTCTTTAGGAAATCAAATTGTTTATTGTAATCCTCTGATCTATCCTCTCCGCTTCCAATGGAAACTGGAAGATATCCAAGTTCTTTAGCACGACTGCATATTGGACCCAAAAGTCCTCTATTGACAATAAAATATCCCTGTATTTTTTGAGGTGCTTCATTTATTAAGCTTTCCATATACTTGGAAACCAATGTTGAATCGAATGGAGAATTACCAGATTTGTTATGCCCGGGATGAACCACTGCCACTATCGATGGAAGTCCGTTCTTATCCATCAGAACATCCACCATTTTCATGTGTCCGTTGTGGAAAGGCTGGAATCTACCAACTATAAGATTTACTTTCTGTAAATCTCCCTTTTTAACTTTCTGATCACTCTTAACTGATTCATCGTCTATCGGCTTGGTTTCAACTTTAGGCTTATCTACAGAATCAATAGTTTCTAAAGCAGTGATGAAGTCATTGTAAGAATAAAAGTGGTCATCGAAATTTTCATCAGCTTCATCACCTTCTAGAGTTAGGTGATCGAGATTTCCAGCCGATAGATTATTCTTTTTAAAGTCTAAGAATGAAGGTATATCAGATTCATTAGCCTTAACTAATTTCTTTTTTCTGACAACACCATCTATATCGGAAACCAGCATATTAAATTGGTCGATTATACCGGGAGTTATAATTCCGCCGGCCCTTTTCTTAATCTTCCTGAATGAATTCAAAATGAGCTTAAATAGCGATTCGTAAGAATCATCCTCTTCGATCCATTTCATAACTCTAGGATCCCGGATCATATCACGGTTTAACCTAAATTCATCTTTCTTTAGATAGTCTGGCTCTTGAAAGTCTGATCCTTTATATTTGTATCCATATTCTTCTAAGAATTTAGAAAAAACATCTGATATGAAGGAGATGTATCTTTCATCTTCTGAATCTCCATTAACTCTAAAGCTTTCTATCCCCTTGTCCAGAATGAAATTCATCACATCTAGGATTGTGATTCCTAGAAAATCACTAGGTTTTTGTTCTGATTTTTTACTAGATTTAGATTTGGCCATCTCTGTAAATACCGGATCCACCATTTTAGAAAGTAGAACCTCGTCTCCATTATCCTTATCTGCATCGGAGCTAAATCTAAATACTATTCCCTCTATCGGCTTATCTAGATCGTCGTTTAGTGCGCTGCTCTCTATCTCTGGATTAAGAACACTAAGTATGAACCTAACAAAACTCTTGGTTTTATATTCATTAACAAGCTCATCAAATGGAGTTCTAAGGAAATCTAGAATCTTATCTTTCTGCTCCTTAGATAGAATACCCTGAAAAATTATAGGGGGTCTTTCGACTCCTATCAAATCAGCCCACATATCAAGATTTTCTTTATCGGTAATCTGCTCAGCGTCCGAATCACCTTTAGGCTTAACATAGGAGAGTATCAGATTATTCTTCGGAACTCTATCGTAAGCAATCTCTACCGGACTGGAATTTGAAAAGTATTCCAAGCCAAATCTCCATCCTCTAGGAATTTCCTTAATAATATGTGCAGGTAGAGCTTCTATATACAATATAGGTTTTTCATAGTACTTCATTAAAGTCCTATCCACCATAGTAATAGGATTTCTTTGATCTCTTTTATAAAAAATAAATTTGCCAGTCTCTACGTCTCTCTCGAACACAAATGCTGACCCGTCCATTTTTTCATTAACGGTCACGTAAGAATTGAAAAGCTTTTCTACAAAATCCTTTCCCTTCTTATTATAGATGTCGTATAGATGACTTATTCCTGACATATCTTCTTCTTTTAGTAATGTATATTATATCTATTAAATTCTATTTATTTCGGACGGAACCTCTAAACCGGTTCTTTCTAGATATTCCTTAAATTTATCCTTAATCTCCTCTAGATTATCATATAATTCAAAAGAAGGATCGCTAATTATAGAAAATACTTGCTCGAATGTTTTTACCTCCTCCGGAGTATACCCTGGCCCCAGTGTAAAATCTATAAATTCTTGTGGATTCCTGGTAACAAATCTCTCGCTTCCCTCTATTTTTTTAGGGTTCTTTAACCTGGACTTAATTTTTCCTGCATATGACTTTGTGTGCCAGAATAAACCATCGCTGAGCATTAGAACAGGAGAATCATAATCCAATACCTGTCCATCCGGGTCTACCTTAATTATTCTTCTTCTTGATGCTAGTATTGCTGTCAATAACCAATTTCTATGAGCCGATTTATATTTGCTCTCAGCTATTTTATAATTAGGTGAATAATAAATAAATTTAGCCCAATCCATGCTGGATACAGGGATTAAATCTAACTGAACTATTCCTTTACTAAAATCACCCTGAATTGGCCAGCCTAAACTAACTATGCTTAATCCCTTCATATGATTTATTTCCGGGTCGAATCCTAATTTTTCAGGAAGATCCTGAGAGACCAATTTATAAACCTCAGATGAACACTCCTTAGCAGTGATCCCATGTTCTCTAGAAAACCAGCTGCTGTCGTAACCTATATCAAGATCTCCTGATGTATCCTCCGGATTTTTCTTTTTCCCGATACTACCGATTACAAGGTATTGAGATCCCTCCTTGGTTGGATTTATACCTAGAATGGGAAATAAAATAGATTTTATGCTATCCAGTGTTTTAGGAAACTCGTCCTCTCTAATACTCCTAGATGATTTTATAGCTGCTCCGCCTTCAAACACTCTGGAGAATCCTGAGAAATCCATCAGTTTATTTGGCATATTTGGATGTTCTTTTGTAATATCTTTCCATCACACCATCTATATAATCAGTGTAGATTTCTTCGTCCTTGTTTTTGGGTTTTACTGGGTCATAATCAGGGCCAAAGAATTTTTTACCCTTGATAACACCAGATTTATAAAATTTTTCTGCGTCAGCTTCTGTTGTATCGGATTTAATATTGTCCTGCTCCCATTTATTTATGATCTCTTCCTTTTTATTACTAAGATCTTCTTTGGAGTATTTTGATACTGTGTCCTTATTATCCCCTTTTGTAAAGAAGTCTGATATAGCAGCACCTGCTCCTATGATTAATCTAAAAGCTCCGGGTATTAAAGCCGTGGCCTTGTTTGCAGCTACAAATTTATCAGTATTTGGGTCTGTATATCTAGAATAAAATTTGGAATCGTCCACTTCGGACTTAATCCTATCATTTACTCCCCTTAGCCATTTGCTAAATTTGTTTTTGCCCTCGTAATGTGACGAGTCTTCATTTAAACTTTCGGATACAAAGGAATCAAATTTCTTAATTTTCATCAGACAAAACTTTTTATGTATATATCCCCGTTTAAATTAGAGTTTTATATTGTAGATCTTATATTCAAATAATTCTCTTTTATAGATCTCGATTCTCTCCCTGCTGTGCTTTAGCAGGTAATTCTGGTATTTTCCGGTAGAAAAATCATCAACAAAATCGATGACATTTACCTTTTCTTTCCCCTCCATTTTCCTCATACCCCTACCTAAACTCTGCTTGATCAGGATTTCGCTTTTGTATGACTCCACTAGGAAAATATTATGGATGTTATTTATTGATATCCCGGTAGAAAATGTGCCATATGTTGCTACTAGGACCTTATTCTCCCCTGCTGACATTCTTGACTTATATTCTTCCCTTAAATTCTCACTGGTGTCACCATCAACATAAAAAACCTCCTTATCCCTGTTTTTTTCTCTCAGATGATTCCATATCTGTTTTCCGTACTCGTCTTTAACTGATTGAAAAAGGACTAGGGAATTCTTAGATCCTTTACTTATAAAATCAACAATATAATTCAATCTCTTCTTGCTCTCAACAACAAGTTTTCTCTCTATATTGTATATTTCATTTCCCTCAATATTATTTGAGTTTGTTTTAAGCTCGGCTAGCTTATCCTTATATTCGGGTTCAAGCCAGTCCATAATAATAACACGAATCGAAACCGGGGTAGCATAATTGTTATCAAAAAGGAAGCTCGGTGGAATTTCTACAACCAGAGGACCTAAAAATTGCTGTATAGTGAGATAATCAGCGGTTCCTTTTTTCGTTAGTGTTCCAGTTAAACCGAATCTCCACTTAGATCCCATGCAATGTGCTACAATTTTCTTTATAGACATACTGTTAGTGTGATGCGCCTCGTCAACAAAAACTGCATCTATGCCCTCATAAAAATCAGATTCCTGCTTAACCAGAGATTGGAAGGTTCCTATTATTAGATCACACCCTTCTCTTATTTTGCTTCCCCCTCCTATCTGCTGAATTTTTACCCCGAGCCTATCTAACCCATAATCTACGAAATCGTCGCTACCTTGGAAAACAAGATTTGTATTAGGAACAATCATTAGAAACTTTCGAATCATCCCTTTAGATTTCAAGTATGCAAAGATCATAAATGATATTAAGGTCTTTCCTGATGATGTTGCCACCTCGGAAACTGAATATCTATACCTAATAATCTTCCAGGCTGTCTCTATTTGATAGTCTCTTGGTTTTTTATTAATATCCCCTCCTATTCCATCCTTGAAGAAATCATTGACCCATTGCGTAAAATCCTCTAATGAAATGCTATTGAGTATAATATCCTCTAGACCTTTAATCAATATCTCTATTTGATATCTTTCACCTATTTCTAGTACTTCCCTCCATAATCCTATCGGGATTTTCCACATGCCTCCTTTTTTCTCTATGAAGCATATGCTTCCGTCCCATATCTTCTTCTTAACGAGAGGATGGAAATAGAAGTTATGAATTTTTTGTGTTAATGAAATGTCTATCTGCTTTTTCTCTACCTCGTCAAGAGCCTCTACTAATATCATCCATTGCTGATCCTCCGAAACTTGAAATCTTAACATAAATCTATTTTATTTTACAGTAGATCCTCGTAGATATTCTTCCAGAGATATTCTGGATTTAATACCATAAAGCATATGATCTAATGTTTGTACTGTTTGATCGATAAATTTTCGGTGACCCTCAACTAGCTCAATCTTCTCTGTTATCTCGCTAATGTCTCCCTCGATCAGAACCGTTTTTTCATTTGCACCGTATCTAATGTCACTTTTCTCTGAGTACTCCTTTAATTTTCTAGATTTTTCCGTTCTGTATTTGGAATTTAATTTAGAAACTATTGAAGCCAGCTTATAGCTGTACTCTAAAAGTACCTGTCTTTGACTGAATAAGTCAACCTGTGCTTTAGCAAGAGTCCTAATGTCCTTCATCTCCAACGCTAGGACCTGTACTTTCTCCCTCCATTCGGACCTTTCGATCTCGAATAACTTATTAAAATCTGCTTTCTCTGAACTTGACATTAGAATAGTTTTTTGTTTTTGTTTTTTCTTTTTGAAATGTCCACCACTTTAAAAGATTGGGTGGAAGATTTCTTAGTCTTTTCCTTAGGTGGATCTATTGAGGGTTCTACAAATTCAACATCCACGTTTAGAATATTCGATTCTATTATTTTGAGCGGGTATTTAAGTTTGGGCTTTAGCTCTACATTTATGCTAGATTCCCATTCCTCTATTCTTTTATTTATTTCATCCTCACTCATTGATAAAATATCTTAAGTCTAATATATCATCAGTAAAATAACCTTCCAATCTCTTTATCTTTTTTCCGGTTGATCTGAGATGAACGACCAAGTCATTCAAATCCCATTTTCTATTTTTTGTTATGTTATTTTCCTCTAAGAATTTTCCCCAATTAAAAACAGAAACCCCCTTACTTAGTAAGTCCATGCTTTTTTCTATGCCAGCTCTATCCCAATCGTACCAATATCTAACTCCTTCAACCTCAAACGGAAACTTATTTTCTATGGAGCATAGTCCTACTGAATTGTTCCAAAACCAGGAATCCATTGGTCCTTCAAAAACAGTAATAGGGGAGCTGAAATCCAGAGTCCCTATATTAAAAACATGGGAGATTGGATCAACCTCTCTAGCACGGTTTAAAGTTTCCTCGTCGGTAACTCTAAGAAGTTTTTCATATATCCCGCTCAGCTTATATGTTAGATACTTTGAACTTCCTTTAACTGATTGCATATTTCTTACCTGTAGACCAATTATCTTATCATCAGGTGTAAGATTGAATAAAAATATCTTCTCTTTCTTGGCATCCCAAGCAAATCGATTATCCATTTTCTGATGTCTCCTCTGGATGTATCTTTGTATGGTAGATCCGAAAACATTACGAAGACCTAGCTTTTCCATAAAATCAGATCTGCTGATCAGAATTTCGTTTATATCATTCTCGAAAAATAGAGAAATGTCGATATTACCATACACGCTTCTTCTCTTCCCTCTATTCTCATCTAGTATTGATCTAATCTCACTTTTTTCGTTGCTGGATAATTTTGAATATACGGAGAAATCCTTAAAGAAACTTATAGAATCCTTATAGATACCACATCCACCATTATAGCACTTATAAGCTAACGTATCTAGGTAAAAATTACCCCTTTTCTTTCTGGAGTCATTAGAATCCCCACAATACGGACAGGATACATTAAGTCTGTTTCCAGCTTTGTAAACTATCTGCTTTCCGGGATTACCTGGAAATTGTCTAGTAAGAACTTCTCTTACTAAAGATTCTACCTTTGATATCTCCATAATATAAAAAATGGGGGCAGCCCAGAGACTTGCCCCCAATTTATAATTTTAATTAAAGATCTGCGTAAAGATCATCTAATGATGTAGAAGACGACGTAGAAGGAGCTTCATACGAGGTCTCTTTCGGTGTTTGTCCTCCGACTTTAGTGTTAGAAACTTCTTCTAACATTTGCGAAGATGAGCTAGGGGTAGATACTGGCGGCTGCTGAACCGGATTTGGTTTAGAAGGTGCGGAAGAAACAGCTCCTACTATCTCGTTTACGATTCTTTGCTCTGGTACAGTATTTCTGATTACCGCCATAACTTTATCGTTTACCTCGTCATCCCAATCTTTGTAATCGAAAGATGATAGATTTCTAGGACCTGTCTTTAAGTATTCCAAGATTTTATTCATATCCTCTTGGTTTTTCTTCATTTGTGATCCTTCGATTTTAATTGGTGTTCTTTCACCTACGAATGAACACAGGTCGTAGTTATTCCACTCACCAACTTTTCTTACACTGATAGCAAATTCTCTACCTTCGAAAAGATCGTAAGGATTACAAGCATCGCCATACTCTGGCTGAAGCTGTGCCTCAATCATTTCATTTATTTTCTTTCCAAACTTAAAGATCATAATTTTTCCCTCTAAATCTGGGTTGTTCTTATCTTGTACGATTTGAACTAGTGAATAGAAATCTTCCTTTCTAGAAAAACTCTTTGCCAATTCTTGATCAGCTGCTGAATGTGAATTTTTCAATTTCCAGAAAAGATCCTTAAGAATAGATTTTTTACCAACTGTTGAAGGACAATCTACTGCAAATCCATTTCCACTTACTGGGTCGTTCAAATACACATAGTATTTGTGGATTTTGGATTTTGCTGGGTTTTCTGAATTAGGGATAAATCTGATTAATGATTTATAAACTCCATCCTTTCCATCTTCTGGATAAGGCTTGTAAAATTCAAGATCTTTCGATCCTCCTGCTTGGTTAGTCTTTGTTACAAATGACTCTGCGTCCAAATTAAAAATGTCTAAATTGCTCATGATTTTTTAAATTAATTTTAGTTTTTTATTTAAATTTTTATTTTTGTTCCAATTCTTAGGACGATTGGATAGCCCACAATAAGAGGGATTGGATCTATGGTCCATCCCTAAGATTTATAACGTTGCGTGATTTTTTATTTATAACGATTCCGAAGATATCAGATCGTAGGAGAAGCTTTTTCGGTTTCCAATTTTCTCTTAATTTCATAAATTCCCTCTAATTCCTTTTTTAAATACAAATTAATCCAAGTTGCATCAACAATATCATCAATGGGTTTATTGACCTGTTTGGCTTTAGTTACCCATTCTTCCTTGTTGGTTGCTAACATTCTAGTAAATACCTCTAAATTTGTTTCGTCCTCTTTAAAATTACATAGAGCTTCGTAAAGCTCATCTTTTTTAGCATTGCCCTTTAATGCAAACTTTTTTATACTGGTTGGAGAGAAAACGTAAAACGAATCCACACCAACCTCTCTGATTATTCTTTCTCTTAGCAAAGATGTTGCCATCGAAATATCTATTAGTGCGTTTCCGTTCGAAGAGAAGCTTAAACCCTCCATAGCCACACTAAAATCTGAATTACCCATTATACCCTTAATGCTGTCCCAAAGTCCATCTACGATGCTTAAAAAGTACCCTATCTTCATTCTTTCTCTTCCGCTATAGTCTTCAGGTAAATCTTGTTTCTCTATAAAGTCCAGAGTAAAATTTGGGTCACAGTCTAACCAGTAATATGGCTTCTTTGTGTTCTTGATTAGGGATTCTTTGGATCGCTCGGATCTGGTCACAGAACCCCATGTGTATACACCATCTTTAAGACAACAGAAAGCTGGCGAGTTGATCGAAAAATCTATTCCGACTAAATTCATTAAAATTATAGACTAGGTGGAACTATTTTTTGACCAGTGCTTCCAGTATAACCATATACTTGGGAAAGCTTATCGTAGCACTTCTTCATCTGCTCGTCAGTTAAACAGTTAACTAGATCATTTAAAACTCTTTGGTCATTCCCTGATGCTGCTACCAATAGATTTTTCATACGATCCTTTTCTGTGAAAAGTGGCTGACCGTATTTCATCTCGTTTAGTTCCTGTAATTCTGAATACTTTTTCATTTCTTTCCTTATTTGATCTATATATCTTACTTAGCTTCTAATTTTACATCTAAGTAATTGAACTTAAATCCCATGCTAAAATTAGCATCCTGAGCTGCATTAGCGGTATAAGCAAATTGAAGTTCCGAGAATGATGATATTATAGCTTGTTGAAAAGTAGCGGATACAACTATATTTCCCTCACTATCCATAATTCTTAAAGGTAAATTCTGGATAAAAACTTGCTCTTGTGCAAAATTAACATACCACAGAATCGTATCTAGTAATATAAAATAATTGATGAAGCCATCCACTAATCTAAACTGAACCGTAAGATCCTTACTAAATAGATCCTGTATCGGTGTAGATCCTTTATAAGTGATCTTTTTACCTAGTGGTCTAACCTGCTCTACAGAATCCAGCTGTAAACTAGGAAAGCTTATAGTCTGAATAGTGCTATTAACATACTGAGAAAGACTGTCATACGGAATCGGTTGTTTTTTAAGATAAGGTAAGTACTTCTCAACTATGATTTCCGGAAAGAATCCTTTGGGAAACTGAAAGAAAAAACTATTTTGTTTCGGATTTAATAACATATCTTATTTTCTTGTTTTCAAGTCGTCAATTGTTCCCGGAGCAAGTATGCCGTCACCCGCCTTGATAACAGCATCAACAGTTATATTTGGATATTTGATCCTTCCAGCCTTTCCTGGGGTTAAGAAGTAATCAACAATAGTGGCATCCTTCCATCCGATAGCTTTATACCCTGCCATTTCAGCGCTTAGAGCTGCTATGAGTACAGCCCCCGTTAGAACTTGATTTGTTTGAGCCGAAGTAGGTGTTCCAACCGAAGCAGTTCCTGATGTTCCTGAAGCAGGCTTAATAGATTTAACCGAAGGTGTAGCTGGAGATTCTAGAGTTCCTATGAATCCGCTACCACTAGTTCCTGAGGTAAACGTAGAAACCGAAGCATCTCCGGTTGCTCCGGTTACAAAATCCTCCTCACCTTCCTTCTTCCAATAGCCCCAATACATAACAGAATTTGTGTTATTAACAGAGCCAAGCACACTATCAGTAGAAGGGGAAACTACTACATTTGAGCCCTTTATAGCATTAGCCTGTGCTCTCCTTGCTTGTACCACAGCCTGAATTGTATTTTCTAGAGCATTCTTTCCTGCTGCAACTTTCTTTTTGGTACTATCAGTAACACTTTTAACCCCCGGGTTTACTGTAGTTCCGTTGGTAACAAAGAATCTTCTATCTGTCAGTTGGAGAATCTGTGTTGATGTAGATTCATCTATTTTGAAAGCTAATTCTCCCTTAACCGGATCCGCTAAATTTTTATCATCTAGTGCGGGAACCTGTATCTTATTCCCATTTGAATTGACAAATGAGATATTAAATTTACCCGAATTACTAAGGTCTATTTGAACAGGGTCTCCCGACGGTCCGCTTTTTACAAACGAGAACTTATAGAAGTTATCAAATGGAGATATAGAGAATGTCAATTTACCGGTTCCGTACGCTATAGTTTCTCCAGCACCTTTTTCTGAACTTAATTTATTGTTTGCAAATTTTAGATTGCTCACTGTTGCGGTAACAAAATTCTGATCGACAAAAACGTTTACGTATTTAACTATCTCCTTAGGTCTAATGTTCATAGATCCTCCTGAAACATTAATTTGAGGCTGATCATAAACTCTATTGTATATCTTCTGAACCTGCGGGAAATTGCTAAGTTGTAAAGGAGTTATAGTTGTACCCCACTGAGAAGGGCTATTTGAAGTGTAAGTGGAGATTCTGGTAATTCTAGATTGATCCACACTGTTTATTAAGGACATAGTATATCTTAGCATAAAGCTAACAGCAACTCCGGCATTTTTAACGATTGG